AAAGGACTCTGCTTCTCTAGAACAGGCAGGTGGCTCTTTATCTTCTAAGTGCCACAGCATAGTATCTACATCATCGGGTACACAGCTAGAACAGTAGGCATTGTCACTTCTCCAAATAACCTCATCTCTATATACAGGTTCTTCACAATCACAACAGTTCTCAAAAGTTTCATAGTAGCAATACTCACAGTAGGGGTCTTGATATGCAAAGTAAACCATATCAGTAGGGACACTTTCACTACAGCTGTGACATGAGTAGAAACCCTCATCGTGACATGGCTCGCAATATCTATCTCCATTAACTACTATAGTATCTGCTCTATCTACAGAGTCATTACAATCACAACACTCTACTTGTTCAGGTGACTCTACTGTTCTTTCTCTCTCTTCTGGTGGCATACTAGACTCCTATGTTAGTAGCTTCTATAATACCAACTACAAAAGCGTTTATCACCTTCAACCAATTCATCTTCTTAAGAGTATCGTATATATCTTCTTCTAATGTATCAGAATCTCTATCTATCTTTGCATCAATAGAACCCATTACATCTATCTGCTTGAGTAGAAAGTCTAGGTACTCCTCATAAGAGGAACCTACTAGAAAAGGATTCTTCTTAGCTCTATTGTACAAAGTCTCTATTACAAACTTCTTAGACTTTAGTTTGATAGGGTTAGGAAATCCTACTAGTATAACCTTCTTCTTAGAATGAGAACCATGACCTGTCATCTTTTACCTCCCTTTTATCTTCATTACTATAAGCGTCTTTATCTACAAAGTACTCACAGTCAAAGCACACTCTCTTATTATCTGCATCTGTCCATATCTCTTCTTGATCTATCCACTCATAGCAATACTCACACATCTCTTTTCTACTATCACAGGTAGCAGGTAGAGCCATAGTAGCAGGACTTGCACCTCTAGTATACTCATCTCTCCAAGACCAACCTCCGTACATAGAAGTTTTGTAGTTGTATTGAGATAAGGTATCGAACTGTACTTGTTCTCTATTAGGCTTACTATCAAAGCTATCTACATCATACGTATAGATATAGTCTTCGGGTACATTCTTGATTGGTAGAACTAGACCAGCTCTAAGCATAGCGTCTTTCATAATCTCTTTAGTAGAAGCCCAAAACAATATTCTAGCTTTCTTCCAATAAGATACCACCATAGGTCTACCAGACTCTCTAGCTAGGTGTACCTTTCTATTACTATCCTTTACCCATGTCAGAGCAAAGTCACCTTCTATATTCTCAAAGGCTTCATGCATCTTGTTTCTATTAAGAGATTGGAACAATACCTGCGAGTCTACTTCGGGTACACCTTTACCCATAGACTTAGCTACTTGATTGTAGTTGTAGATAACACCGTTGTGTACACCTACTACATCTCCTACTGTAAACGGATGTGCATTAGTTACTTTGACCTTACCATGTGTAGCTAGTCTAACGTGACCCATTACAATGGTAGTGTCTCTTGTTATTCTTGATAGAACATTGGCATCAAAGTCATGCATATCTACCAAGCTAGATGAATCTACAAGCGTCTTGTAGGTATATCTATTATCTGAATCAATAATAGAAAAACCTGTACTATCCGTACCACGAATAGAAGACTCATCTGTTAGCTCGGTGAACACATCTCTAAGAATCCTCATCTGATTATCAGATTGTCTACCACTAGTCTTAGCGAATCCAAAGATTCCACACATACTATTTTCTCCTTTTGTTAGTTGTTGTCTATTCTCCTGTCTATATACTCAGCACCGAATACACCTGTTATATCTTTAAGTATATCCATAGTTGGTATTTTGTCAGAAATAATTCTGCTACAAAGCACAGGGTCTCTTTGTAATCTTGTAGCCGTTGTCATAATTCTATTGAGGAATTGTATCCACTCTTTAATAGGTCTAGAGTAGACACTACCCTCATGGTATCTAAATTCTATTGTACCTAAGTAGAACCTAGCGTGTATATTAGTACCAAAGTACCTAGCATCATTGTACTTATTATCAGTAAGGTTAGTATTTGCACTCTTGTAGTATTCATTTACTAGATGAGTTAGACTTCTCATTCTAGATATTTTTCTAGGACTCATAGGTATCTCTTTACAATATGTGTTATCTGTTCTATTGCTAGGTAATCCTCTATAAATATAACCCTGCAATCTAGACATAATCATTAGTAGAGATTGTATCTCTGTAAAGTTAAAGTCTAGTGCGTTCATATGTATATGTATACCACAGCTCTCATCTGTATAGTTGTCATCTTCTCTATGTGTTTGCTCTAGTCCATCTAGTGCTTCTACTACTGTATCACCTATGATAGGTTTATGAGTTACAAACTCTACACCTCCAGAGCTTAGAGAGCCATCTTCTATTACCTCAAAGTAGTTAGGCTCACCTACTGCATTTACATAGTCCTCAGAGTCATCGTAGCAAGTTATAACCTCACTTTCTATGCCTATGTACCTATTGTACTCACTCTTAGTTGCTAGTTTTATAGGTAACCTTCTGTATCTAAAAGGACTAGCTAGATAAGACTGTAGCTTTAGATCGGCACAAGATGTACAGTATCTACGACCTAAAACATTATGATAGCCTTCATGGTTTCTAGCAAAGTCCATTAGTACTATTCTTCTATCAGCAGAACTTTCTGCATATCTAAGTTTGTCAAAGTCTACTACATCAGAACATCTACAATGTTCACAAGATATAATTAGACTATCCCAACAAGATTTGCAACATTTAGTAATATCTAAATCTAGATATGTGCTTCTAGTGTTTCTGTCTTCTACACTAAGTATACCTACTAAGTCAGTTAATTTGTAATCTGTATGACAAGCATCGCATTTTTCTACTGTAGTATTGTAGCAAGTGTTACAGTACTTATCTTCATTATGTACATATGTATCATTTACTATGTCGCTACACTTAGTACAAGTATGGTAGAGTCTGTTACTTCTAGTATTTTTTCTAATAGCCAAAGATAATATCTGTTGCCATCCACCTTGTAGATAGAATCTATTAACATGTGTGTGCCTCTTATTTGTAGGCTCACTTACATAAGTATTATCTACAAATGTCAAATCTTGTATCTTCTTATGTAAAGGTTTAACCTCACTAGTAATTCTAGTTCCAACAGGACGTAATAGGTACTCTACCATGTCTAGGCTATCTTCATATCTACTATGTAGTATATTGCTATAATAGACTGACTTATAGTTTATATCATCTACTACATTATACTCAAATCTTAGATTGTACAATCTTCTATCTGAATATAATAGATCGGTAGCTCTACATAATATTCTATTACTACCTTTCTTAGTTTCTATTAGAACACCTAGTACATACTTAGAGTTAGGGTTATTCCAATCTTCTATCTTAGCTACATCTAGTATCTTAGCTACTCTAGACGCTATAGTCTTAAAATGATAAGACTGTAGAGTTCTGTCATTAGCATAGACATCGTAGTCGTAGAGAACATCTATCTCTTTGAAACTACTAGCACTAGTATACCTAGCATTAGTTGTGTCTAGTAGATAGACGTCATTTGAATATAACATCTCTTGCCTCCTTGAGTATTGCTACTATATAATCTCTGTACATAATAACAACACCACTAGAAAGTATAGTCAGTAGACTGACATGACTTTCTCCACAGGAACCAAGTAGATGGTGCAGTATCTCTCTCATACATTCTCCTTGTTAGTTATTAGATAGGCCAATAGTACTCCATGTCTATTGGCTCTTGCCACTTGTACCTAGAGTAGTAATACTCTAAGTCTTTTCGTAGTAGATTGCTTCTATGAGAAGCGTGTACTCTATCGTCGCCCAACCAAGGGGGCATCTCTATAGAATCTGGTAGACCTACAAGTTCCATCGTATTATTGTAACCTCTAAGTATCCACTCTTCTATCATCTTGTTTTTGTAGAGTAGCAACGCTTCTACATAGCCATCCCACATTAGAACGGCAGGATGTCTCCTCCAACCCTTGTACTTCTTACCTTGTAGAGTTGGATTATCTACTAATACATTGTATATTTGTAATGCTTCTACTCTCTGCTTACCTAGTCTACGATAGTCTAACATACTAGCAGAGATAGAGAAATCTTCGTGTGGTAGAAATGTTTGCATCTACAACCATATCCTTAGTAGTTGTAATAATATGTAGATAGGTGCTAATATAGCTAGAACCTCTCCTACATCTTCTATTCTTTCTACTATCTCTTCCATTATCTTGTCAAATCTATCTACCATGTTCTTTCCTCCTTTGTTATTGGTCTAATAAGTTTAGGGTCTACTAGCCTACCTCTAGTTCTCTTGGTTGGTGTAACACCAAAACGTCTACGACTGTTTGCCATTCTCTTAGCTTGACGTTCTAGTGCTTCTGCTTTTTCTATTCTGTTTAATGTAGTAGCTAGGGTTACTCTCTTGAAACTAGTTCTACTATCTTTATCATAGACATTGACTACCTTGTTCTCTTGATACGCTTTCTTTCTGAAGATTTCTATTATGTTCCATGTCTGCAACATAGAAGTAGAAAAATCTTTGAATACGATTGGCTTATCTAGTGAAGAGTCATCTATAATAATAGTGTATCTACTACTACCATTTTTAGAGATATTCACATCTACTGTGCCACTACTACTATATCTATATAGATCGAGTGGAGTAGGTGATTGCATATCTACTATTATATCATCTATCATAATTGCCTCTACGACTTTTGTTATCTATAAAATTCGCATCTACTATTTTTGCATCTACTAGATACGAAGTTTAGAGATAAGTTTAAGCAGAAGAGCCTAGCGTTCTACTAGGCTCGTTCTACTTGTGCCGTTCTACTTGTTTACGTTTACAGATATTTTCTTGGCTTTATCGAATCCATTACTAGTAAGTACACTGTCTATTTCATTCTTATTAGCTTCAAACCATCTATGCAACTCGTTTTCTATTTCCTCAAATGTAGGGAACGCATCTCTAAGAACGTTCAATTTACCTGAACTTGTTTTTGTAATAGCACCTCTTTCTACAGCATTGGCTACTAGAATATCAATTTCCTCTTTTGGTGTTCCAGCTACTTCTAAAGCTAGTCTAAATGCTTTATTAGAAAGTGGCTTTGTTTTTGTTTTGTTTTGTACTTGTGACATATCTATTCCTTTTTACGTCTAGTTAAAACGCCCGTCTACACTCAATTCGACCTAACACTTCGCAAGTAGATACCATCATAACTACTAGTATGAGCGTTTTGAGCGTTTTGTTTTTTTCTTGGTATTTTCACGCCCTAGATTACAAAAAAAATAGTTCATATCAACTATTGGATATTAAGTTTATTATTCGTAAATTCAGGGTTTTTCAGTGATACTGAGACTCAGTCTCAATAAGACTAGGGTGTGCTATTGTTAATGAGACGCAATCTCAATAAGTATATTAGTTGCTAATGAGACTCAGTCGCAATAATAATCCCAGGGATTTGTTAATGATAATGAGATTCAGTCTCAATAAATATAGAATGATGATTCTAATATTCGAACGTAAATTCGAAAAATCGAACCTAGATTCGAAAAACCGAATCGGTAACGAGGGGGGGACTATGCCGCAAATAAGAGGCACACACAAATTGGTGCTATTTTTTAAGAATAGGTAGTTTAAGTTAGCTACAAGGAAAGGTATTACCTGTATATTCCGGTGTATCTAGTATTTCTAGCTCATCTGCGTTTTGTAGTCTACTTACTATTTCTGCTAAATCATAGCGTACCTTAGTAGATGCGTCTATAGTGTCTGTAATACTGATGTTTCTTGCTAGTTTGATAGCTTCGTTAATATTCTTGAAGCTTGATTCTTCTCGCCAATGGTTATCCATGGCCTTTTCCATTGTAGTTTTCATTTTTTCAACCCTTTTGTTACCTGAATTTACTTATAAAAAGTTACCTAATGCAAGAGTTTTCAAAATATATTGTAAAAATTCTGTAGAGGTAAGGAGTTAAAATAGTGTTATTTGGCGATATTTTGCCTATATACGACGTTTTCTTGTAAAGCTGGTACATATACTAGGCTTAGTCCATTTTGATGGATTTTTCCCCTGTTTTTGTATCTACTAAATAGTACAAATAGTCTAATATCTCGTCTTTCGCCTCACTTCCCCTGACTCCAGCTACTTTCGTTACCTTCTCTACTTCATATCCTTTGTCTAGGACATCTGCTATCTCTTCCCACTTAGCTTCTTTAAATAACTTATCTAGGTCTAAGTCATTTTGTGGTAGTAATAATAGTGATGTTAGTAATATTCCCACTTTCTTTCTTTTAATATTACGTTAGTAATATATTTTCTTTCTTTACTAAGTAAACTAAGTAACTCCCGGGCTTAAGTCCCTAATAATATACTAAGCAAAGTACACAAAAAGCAAGAACTATTTTAAAATAAATTAATTTCTTGACATATTTATACTTATGTTTATATATTCTGGTACGGTATATGAATAAATTACTTAACATAGCGAGAACACATTGTGCAAACTGGGATGCAGGCAAATGCGTCGGTTGTGTCTTTACTAGGACAGAGAAAGGTTTATCATTTAGGTTATCTGAAAAGTTAAGTGGTGAGAAGTGTTCAGTTGAAAAAGGATGCGAATACTTTGAGAATATTGTTATACCGGGAATGCAAGATAAAATAACAGTAACTAAACTATTGGAGAGCAAATGATAATCGGTGGACACCATTATAAAGTAAAACTTGTTGATGAGATGAAAGTGGAGGGAGGTATTGTACTAGGTATGCACAATACAAAAGAATGTGTAATCAACATTGACAAAGAGCAAACACTTTCAAGAAAGAAAGAAACATTGATACATGAGACAATACATGCTATACTTACCAATGCTGGCTTTGCAGAGCAAGATGAGCATTATATTGATACATTGGCTAACGGACTGTTCCAACTAGGTGTAGGGGACTTATTATGGAAGAAGAGAGGAGATAAGTAATGAAGGTAGCATTAGTAACATTAGCAATGATTTCTGGAAAGCTATGGTTTTTCTTGGAAGGATTATTTATCATATGCCTAGTAAAGGTGCTTAAGGGAGTAATGAAGTGAAAAGAGCTATAGTTACTCCCGACAAGCACTTTCCATTTGAAGACAAGAAAGCAATCAAGGTATTGTGTAAGGCTATTGAGCTTGTTAAGCCAGATATATATATTGATTTAGGGGACACAGGTGAATGGGAGTCTGTGTCCCATTGGCAATGGAAGAAAAAGAAAAGGCCTCCATTGGAATATCAGTTACCTTTTGTTTACGAAGAGATAAAAGAAGTAAATAAAGGTATGGACATTATAGATGCTTCATTGGATAAGGCAGGAACTAAAGAACGTCATTTCTGTGAGGGGAACCATGATGATTGGCTTAATAGATTTGTTGAGGAAAATCCGTATCTGGCTAGAGATATGCTTGTTAAAAATGCACTTAAACTTGCTGAGCGTGGATACAAGTACCACAAGATTGGCAAGATGCTTAAGATTGGTAAAATCAATTTCTATCACGGACATCATTTCGCTGGGATTAATCATACTCGTAACCACTTGCTTCGCCTTGGTGGTAATGTTATGTATGGACATCATCATGATATACAGCAATCATCCATTACTCATATTGACGGGGTTAAATCAGCATGGTCAATAGGGTGCTTAAAAGACATGAGAGCTGAAGCTAACGAGTGGTTAGGTAATAGACAGCATAATTGGCAACATGCATTTGCTATTGTAGACTTTCATAAGAACAGAAACTTTAATGTAACTGTTCATCAGATAGTAAATGGAGTAAGCACAGTTGATGGTAAAGTTATCAAGGCTTAGTGAAAATAAGAAAGATAAAGAACAAAGACTATTATCTATTTGATAATGAGACTGAGTTTCAAAAATGGTATCCAAAACAAGTTTTACATCATGATTGGAGAACTGGAAATCAAGAAGATTGGGTATTGTGTGACGATGGTCAAGTATGTCAGATTTTAAAAAAAGGTTCTTTAAAAAGAGGTAATGTGTATGTTGACTACATTAGAACAGTTATAGGTTCTTTTGTTTGTAATAAATCAGCTAAGATGAAAGGAGCAATGAGGAAGAACATGTATTCTTTCGGTGCTCAAGACAAAACAGCTTATGAAGTAGTAAAGGAAAGAAAGTCACCTACAAGAAAAGAGTTTTTATTTGCTAAGTATGTAGCAAAGGGTGAAGATACAGTAGATGCATTTATGAAAGCATTTCCTGCTAAAAGCAGAAAACATGCTAAAAAGAATGCAGGTCTACTTATGAGTACAAAAAGGATACAAGGTTTGATACGAGAAGAAATAGAAAAGGTAATGAATGAGGCTGAGATAACGCCTCTTTACATACTTGAGAAGATGAAAGACATTATTGAGTCAGAAGCATCTAGAGATAGTGATAAGGTATCTTTGTTAAAAGAACTTGTTGCTATAGCTGGGATGAGAGATACAGAGAAGAAGTCTGAATCTGTTACTTTGTTTCAAGGTTTTTCAAGTGAACAGCTTGATGCAATAAGTGGCAATAACACAAAAAAGCTTGCAGAAGCTAAAAAGGAAATAGAAAGTTGAATCTATACGAAATATGCCTTCAAGTCTTAGAGCATGCCAACAATTCTAATAGGAACTTGGATAACGATATGGATGTTCAATTAATAGCAACTGAGATATATGAGTTGTTTTATGAGCATCAAATGTTTCCGATTGATGACTTACAAGAATATTGGAACTTTAAAGAAGACTTAGATGAAGACGAATAAGTTAGCAGTATACGGAACACTAAGAAATGGAAAACGAGACACATATAGTGTCAATGGGTTTTCTTTAGTTTTTCCGGGACATAGGCATTTTCCTGCCGCTTTGCACGATAGGAATGCAAAAGGTATGGTTGTTGAGGTTATGGATGTAGATAAAGCAGACATAGCAGGTTATGATATATATGAAAGCATAGACACAGGTCTTTATGAAAGAAGAATTGTCAAGGTTCATAAGAAAGATGAGGTAATAGATGCTTGGATGTATACTATTGGCCCTGCTCTTATGCAAGGAACTAAGGTGTTTGAAAAGGTTCCTAAACAAGATTGGTTATCAGAAGAGTGCCTAAACCTAAGAAAGTAAATATAAACAAGAACAATGTGTCTGAGAAAGAGAGAGTTCTTGAGTTAGCAAGAAAAGACATTATATCTTTCGGTCAGTTGTTCTTACCAGATGACTTTATGAAGTCAACTCCTGCCGCATATCACTATGAATTAAATAACCTGTTATTAGATGAGACTAAGAAAAGAAACTGTATTATACTTCCTAGAGGACACAGTAAGTCTACATTAGCTAAGACAGCATTGCTATACCATCTTTACTTTAATCCAGAGGGAAAGAAAGAATTTATTGCTTGGGTTGCTGAGGAACAGTCTCAAGCTATTGACCATATCAAATACTTACAAAACCACATAGAAACAAATCCTGCACTTAATTATTACTTTGGTAGCATACAAGGAAGTAAGTGGACTGAGAAAGAGTTTACAACTAGTAAAGGTGATAGGGTTATAGCAAAAGGTACATCACAGAGACTTCGTGGTCGTTCTCAGTTGGGATTGAGATATACTAAGATTATATTGGATGACTTTGAATCAGAGTTAAATACAAAAACACCTGACAGAAGAAGAGAGATTAAAGAGTGGGTTATGTCAACAGTAGAACCTGCACTTGAAAACTCAAAGGGTAATGAAGGTTCAATATGGTTGATTGGTACAATAGTGCACTATGATTCATTCTTGCAAAGTATATACGATGGATATGTAGAAGCACAGAGAGACAAGAGAGGATATGCATGGGATGTTATATATCACAAGGCTATAGATACAGATGGTACAGTTCTTTGGCCTAGTTACTTTTCAAAAGAAAAACTCCTAGACATAAGAAGAAGATTTGAAGATGTAGGCTTATCACATAAGTTTGCACAAGAATACTTAAATGAAGCTAGAGACCTAGAAAATGCAAAGTTTAAAACAGACAGACTTCAGTATTACGACCATGAGTTTGAAAGCAGGGATGGATATGCATACCTTGTAAACACAAAAGATGCTGTACCTGTAAATATTTACATGGGTGTTGACTTAGCATACGAAGCTACAGAGTCTAGTGACTATCAAATTATCATGGTTATAGGTATAGATAGCGATAGAAACATATATGTAATTGATTACATGAGAGAGCATATACCTTTATATGATATGCCAGAACAAATACTAGAATATGCTAGGGAGTTTTCTCCTGTAAAAAGAGTTAATGTTGAGCATGTTGGTGCTCAAGGTATAATAAAAGATGCTGTCAATAGTTTATCTGGTAAAGAAAGAAAGGTTGCTCCGGGTATAGCGTTAGGTGTCAGGCCTCCTAGTGGTATAAAAAAAGAAGATAGGCTGGAGTCATTGCTTGCTCCTATAGTAAATAGAAAGAAAATGTTTATAAAGAGAAGTCATAACAGTTTAGTTGATGAAATGTTTCAGTTCCCAAAAGGAAAGAACGATGATATACTTGATGGCTTGTGGTATGCTATAAATAAAGCTAGGCCTCCTGTTAGTAAGAAGTTTGATGCATTAGATTTCTTAGAAAATAAAACAGTTAAGTCAGTGTCAAAAACAACCAAAAGAGTAATATCTTGGGTAACTGGACAAAAAATATAAAAAAGTTCTTGCATTATATACATTTATCTTTGTATATTTACAACCAAAAAGGTAGGTGTAGCCATTTCTAGTATACGAGAGTTAGAAAAGAACGAACTACAGAAGTCAGAAGTAAACAGACAGCTATGGAGAATGTGGAGAGATGCCAGAGCTGAATGGGATGTAGAAGCTAGAGACGCTGTAGACTTTTTTCTAGGTAATCATTATTCACAAGAAGAATCAGATGCTTTAAGAGCAGTAGGTCAAGGTGATTTTGTTATTGACCGTGTGTATGCGGCAATAGAAAAACTAAAATCATTGTTGACTTCTAGGTCTCCTAAGTATAGTGCAGTAGGCAGAGAAGACTCAGACAGTAGAATATCTAATGTTTGGAGAACTATCCTTGAGTATATATGGGATATATCAGATGGAGATACTCAGTTCAAACAAGCTGTTCATGATTACGCTACAGCAGGCATGGGTTACTTGTATGCATATATTGACCCTGAAGCTGATTACGGAAGAGGTGAAGTTAAGTATACGTACATAGACCCTTTTAGAGTTTATGTAGACCCAGCTTCAAGACATCGCTATGCAGACGATGCATCTGGTATTATATTATCTACAATATTAACTGAAGACCAGTTAATCAATATGTATCCTCAGGTAGAACCATATCTAGAGGATATTGATACTTATTACGATGAAGAAGATTATCCTGAGTCAGGAAGAAAAAATTCTTCTCAATCTTTTACTCCAGATGTTACATATGAATCTGAATATAACAGGATTAATAAGTATAGAATACTAGAAAGATTTATGAAAGTTAAAGTTCCTTTTTACAGGATATTTAACAAGCAAGATGGTTCAGAGGTTATACTAGATGTAGATAAGTATAATGATTTTATTGAATCAGAAAATGCTCAGTTACTAATTAAAGCTGAGATGGTAGAGATAGTAGAGGTAACTCAAACAAGAATTAAAGTTTGTGCAACTGCTGGTGACATATTGTTGTACGAACAGATATTGAATACAGACATATATCCGATTATACCTGTTCCTAATATTTGGACAGGAACACCGTATCCAAAGTCAGATATAGCAAAAGTAAAAGATTCACAAAGACTTTTAAATAAGCTTTTCTCTCTCACTCTCTCACACGCTCAAGCCTCTGCTGGACTAAAGCTTATGGTTCCAGAGGGGAGCGTAGATGATTTGGGGCAGTTGGAGCAGGATTGGGCAAGGCCTAATGCTGTCATACCTTATAACCCTGAGTTCGGTGCACCCCATTTCCCTGCCCCACAATCATTGTCAGGAGAGTTTTATAATTTAATGAGTAGAATAGAGCACTATATAGATTTAAGTTTTGGTATCCCGGAGTTGATGCAGGGTTTTAGAGAATCAGCTCCAGAAACAGTTCGTGGTACTGCAATGCTTGCTGAAATGGGTGAGACTCGTGGCAAGTCTAAGTTAAGGGATATTGAAGGAAGTTTGACAAGGTTAGGTAAAAGTTTATACAACCTAGCCAAGGGTCATTATACTTACTCCAAGACATTTAGAATCGTACAGCCAAACAATGATATTACTCAGTTTACGGTAAATATGTATGATGATAAAAGTCAGGAAATTAATGCCATCACAAACAACATCACGGTGGGGCATTATGATGTGAGAATCATATCCGGTTCAACTCTACCCTCAAATAGAATGGCTGAGTATCAGCTTTACCTTGAGGCGTTTAGAATGAATCTGGTAGACGATGTCGAGGTTTTAAAGAAAACTGAAATCTTTGACAAAGAAGGTGTCTTACAGCGAAAGGGCCAAATGGCTCAGATGCAATCTTATATCAAACAACTCGAAAGCCAAGTTAAGAAACTTAGTGGAGACCTCCAGACTGCAGAGCGTGAAACGCTTAATTCAAGAAAGAGAGCTGAAACTGAGAAGTTCAAGAGCAGGCTTAATGAAATCAAAAATGATACCAAGTTTAAAACTAAGGTTCAAGTTGATAATCTAAAAAGAATTGTTGATTCAGAAACACAGGCTGTAAGCTAATGAAAACAGAAGTAGTGGGAACAGTTCCCGGTTCTGCTTTTACAGACATCTTTAATTAGGTGATGCTAACTAAAAGAAATCGAGGAATATAATGGATAACACTATGCACGAAAATACCACAATAGAAGGCGTGGAAGGCGAAGTTTTAGAACAAGTTGTTGAGCCAGAACAGGTAGGGGCAGAGCCTCAGCCTGCAGGAGAAGAAGTCGTAGATGAATCAAAGAAGTTTCAATCAATGTACGATAAGAAATCTGCTGATTATGAAAAGCTTAATAAGGAAGTTGAAGAGCTTCGTAAGTATGAACAGTTGGGTAAAGTATTAGAAGAAAGACCTGACGTTGTTGATGCTATGAGAAACACACTTAGTGGTAATGCGGCTAGTAAACAAGAAGACCCAAAGGTTACAGAAGATTCTTTTGACCCTTGGGAAGCTTATTACAAGCCGGGTTCACCCTCTTATGAGATGAGGGTGCAACAAGAAAGAGCTGTTGCTCAGCAAGCTGTTCAAGAACAGATGGCAGGGTTTCAGCAACAAGTTGCGATTAACAACCTAAAGCAAGACCTAGCTAATAAGCATGGTATTACAGACCCGAATATGGCTGAAGACTTTATACAGTTTGCTACGACACCAAGAGAAGAACTTCCTTTGGATTTGTTAGTTGATGTGTACAGAAAGCATAAAGGTGGAGAAGAGAAAGTCTCACCAAACTTAGAAGCTGTTCAGAAAACTAAAACTATTCCAACTTCGGCTGGTGTAGTTCAAGGTTCTGCTCCAAGTAAGCCTAATGAGTTAGACGATGTTTGGAAGGGTGTTATGAGCATGTCAAATAAAAAATCAATATAACAAGGAGTCCTAAATGGCAACTTACAATCAAGGAATTGTGAATGTTGGCGACCCGGGTTCAGCCGCTTCAGGCTATCATACTCGGAGACTGTTCAATTTCTCAGACCGTGTGGCGGACTTGGCTCCAGATGAATCACCGTTTTTCGTGTATCTCTCTAAGGTAGCTAAAGTTCCTACAGATGACCCTCAATTCCGATTTTTAGAAGATAGAACTAAAATCTCTATGACAGATCGTTCTTTTGACATTAATGGAGATGTAACTATACCAGCGGCAGGGCTATCAGCAAACTATGCAGTAGATGGTTCAAACGTTGATTGGCTTATCAAAGGTATGGTTGTTGCTCTTGGTCAAACAGTAAACCCCGGTACAGATGAAACTCCAAGTACAGTAATACTAAGAGTTGAATCTCAAGTAAGCGGTGGTGTTGTTACTATGAAAACAATAGCTGGTTCTGATGGAGGAGTTAGTATAGATAATGCTAAATGTACTGTTATAGGTACGTCTTTTGGCGAAGGTTCTGGAGCACCAGACGTTTTTTCAGAAGAGCTTGATAATGATTTTGGATTTACCCAAATCTTTAAGACCGCTTGTGAAATGTCTAATACAGCAAGAGCAACTCGCTATCGTGGATACGCAGATGAGTTCCAAAGAATTTGGAATATCAAGCTTCGTGAGCACAAAATAGATATTGAGCGTGCTATGTTGTTTGGTCAGCGTGCAAGCGTTGGAGGAGCTCAGTATAGTGAAGGTATAGCAGGTCATATTATTGCTAACGGAACAGCAGTTACCGGAACAAATAACTTAGCTTATAGTTCAGGAGCACCTTACTTTAGAAGTGCTTCAACTTCTGAGTTAACATACGACAGAATCTTATCTGATTTTGAAGTAGTGTATGACCCTGCTCGTGGTGGTTCTGATTCAAAGCTAGCTCTTGCTAGTTTACCTGTAATTACATTCTTTAACAAATTGGATTCTTCTTTTATAGACCAGTCTGTTACAGGACAGTTAAGGTATAACATTGAAAAAGCAAATGGTTCTTTTGGCCATACAATTCTTCAAGTTGAAACTATTCACGGTACAATGAATCTAGTTAAAGAGCCTCTATTCAGAGGGTTTGCTTCTGGTTTCTTATGTATGGTTGATATGGATAACGTAGCTTACAGACCATTGGTTGGTAACGGTGTTAATCGTGATACTCAAATCATGACTAACGTTCAATCTGCTGATGAAGACCTTCGTAAAGATATGATTTTAACTGAGGCTGGATTGGAAGTGTCTCTTCCTGAAAGTCACTACTTAATCAACTTAGAAGGAGTTTAATAATGGCTAGAGCAAGTTATTTAGAAGAAAATAGTAGTTCTTCTTTCGGTCATAAGAAAAAAGTACAAAAGCTAGCAGGAGCAACTCAACTTCTAGAATCTGATAGCGGTAAGATTTTTATGTTAAATTCAGCTACTGAATTTGCTACTACCTTACCTGCTGTTAAAGATGCTGGATCTGGTTGGTACTGTAAGATAGTTGTTGATGCCGCACCTTCTGGAGCCGCATACACTGTAGCTGAAAAAGTCGCTGATGACACTAACGTAATTATCGTAAATGGCATCAATGAGTTAGAGGTTGACACGTCTGATGATGGCCCATATAGTGCTGGATGTACAACTATAACATTTGCAGATGGAGTAGCCTTACAAGGCGACCATATAGACGTTTGGTGTGATGGCGTAAATTACTACGTTTCAGGTCAAACAAAAGCAGATGGTGGTATAACTCTATCATAAACTGAATAAATAAAGTTAAGCAGTAATTAGAACTGTGGGGGTTATCGTATAAAGGGTAGCCCCCGAATCTAAAAAGGAATAATATGAATTGTGTACATTGTAAAAACCCAAACCCTGAAAGATGGTTCTACTGCAGAGCATGTGGTAAGAAAGCATCTGAGGCTATATTTACAACTAACTTATATATGATGAGTGAAGCTGGGAAGAGAAGTGACATAGAATTTTCACAAGTTAGTATGGATAGCCATATAGATAAGATAAAAAAAGAAAAAACAAAGAAGTTAAACAATGTTTGGAAAGAAAGAGTAAAGCAAGCAGGTGTTAATTAATGGCTAATTTTGATATACAAATACAAGATTTAGTTGGAACATTTACAGATCAAGTAGCCATGGATGATTTCATGACTGCTGGTGCTAAAGAAATAATTAATTCTCTTCCAAACAATTTACTATATAAGTGTGCTGATAAAACTACATTAGATAATTCTACTTCAACTTTAATTAATATGGATACAAGAGGAAAAGTATTAGGTGTTTTAAGATTGGATGCAGATAGTAGTGGTATACAAAGACCATGTAGGTCTGTAAATCCATTTAAAAGAGGTAGGATACAAGACAGTTCGGATATGGAGCTTGCAACAGCAACAGACCCTGCTTATCTTGTATATGATAATACCTTAGAAGTATATCCTACTCCTACTGCAAACCAAACAGCAGAAGTTGAGTTTGTATCTTTTCCTACTGTAGATGCTAGTGCAGTTAGCACAATAGCAAATTTTCCAGATGAAGCTGAATACTTAGTAGTGCTATATGCTTCTATAAAAGCTTTACAGCAGTTGATGACAGCAAAGCACGGTAATGGGGATATAAGCAATGCTATTACTAAATTAAACAATGCATTAGCAGATGCCATATCTTCAGCTACTCAAGCTGTTGCTAAGTTTGAAAAATCAGATAGTGAATCTGTTTTTGGAGATGAGTCTACTTTTCTTACAGACCATTCTCAGTTAACAAGAGTTAAGGATGCTTTAGATGCGGCTGAAAATGTAGTTAACAATAATCAGCCTTCATCAGATACAGATGCATTTGGTGCTCAGGCAAATGAAGATGTTGAAATAGTTTCTTCAGCTTTAAATATTGCACAAACAGAAATAAGAAGAGCACAAGCTCATCTTTCAGAGTGGACTGCAATAGGAGATATGAGAGTAAAAGAAATAAATGGTTATTTATCTGTAGCTCAGGGTCATGCAAGTGAGGCACAGACTAGGTTAAATGTTGACAATACTGAGTATTCTTGGTATGAAAAGCAACAGTTAAAACTGCAATCTGATTATGAAAAAGGTTTAGCTAAGTTGGTAGGTGCATAATGGCAGTACATTCAATAACTGTAAAAGAATTAATAAGTAGAGTAAGATTGGTTTTTCCAGATGCTCCAGAAACTTATATACTAAATTTAATAAACGATGCTTTGGTTGAGATAGGAACTTACAAAACAAAAGTAGTTCATGCTAAAATATCAACTGTAGCAGATAGAATGTATTATGATTTAGCTGATGGTGCACAAGACTCTAGTAATAATAAGCTTGAAGTTAATCAAGTGATTAGAGTCTACTTAATGGACAATGAAGGAGACTATATACAAATACCAAGATTGGTTGATAAGAATTTATTATTAGCTGATATAGAAAGTGAAAGCAACGTAAACACACCAGATTAATTATGGCAAGCAATATTAAATATCCGGAGAACCAAGCAATGTACTTTATAGAAGGTGACAAGCTTGCGTTGATAACAAAAGTAGATTCTAGTGGTAATGGAAGAACTAGTTCTAGAAAGCAATTTAAAGCTATATCTGAAACCGTTACAGATGGTATACTGATACATTATTATGCAGAACCAAATAGTGTAACTGCAATTACAGATAGTTTAGATATAGACAATACTTTAGAGTTAGCTGTTGTTGACTATGTAAAGAAGTGTTTATATATGGATAGAGCAGGCAAGGCTAGAGATGCTGGTACATCTCAAGCTTCTATGTTAATGGCTAGTAAGCATGAGAAAAATTTTAAAGATGCTGTGCATAGGTATGGCGTAAGAAAGAAAGACAAAACAGGTGGAAGTAGGGTTGTTAAAGTCCCTAATTTAGTTTAACCAATATGGATGCTTTTAAGCGGTGGTGGAGGAATATAGGATAGATTATGGCAGATATAAATAAATTTACTACAAAAGAAGTACTAAACAAGGTGCTTCTAGATTCTTCAGGCAACTCTGTAGCCGCAAATTCTCACACATCTCAAGAAGCATTAAATGCTGTACTTGATGTTTCCAATAGCAGACTTAATGTATCTCTTGGTGGTAGCAATACTATCTCAGGTGATGTTACAATTACAGGCGATTTAACTGTACAGGGTGGAGGTAGTCAGGCTTTTGATGAGATTATTCAAGGAAGTTTGAAAGCTACAGCTAATTATGATAGCGGAGACAACCAAGGCTCTGTGTTATTTGAAAGTAATTTAGGTACGGCAGTTGGAACAGTTGTAGACCTATTTCATAATTCTGCTTCACCAGCCGCAAATGATTTTGTTGGTTTGATAAGAGGAATGGGAAATGATAGTGCTGGTAATTTAACAGAGTATGGAAGTATTGGTGTTTACGTTGAAGACCCTACAAGTACAGGAGAGGATGGATACATAAGATTTAATACATCTGAAAATGGTACGGCTTCAGAACGCATGAGAATAGACAGTTCTGGAAATGTAGGTATTGGAGAAAGTAGTAGTATAGATAAAAAATTACATATTAAATCTTCAACCTCTGGAGATGGTATTACCATAGAAAATAGCAGTACAGGGGCAAGTGTAATAAGATTTGAGGCAGATAGTTCAGCATTAAGAGGTTTAATTGGTGTTGAAGACCACGATGGTGGCTCAAGTATTACAGGCTCTTCTGGTTATGCTACATTTATAAGATCTGAAGCAGATATTCAGTTTGCAAGTGGTGGAAACAATCTTGCATTAACCATAGACTCAAGTCAAAATGTTGGTATTGGAACTACGCCTGTTTCACCTCTTCATGTTAAAGGTTTAGTAAATAATACTTTTTCAGATACATTAGATTCATCAGATTTTAGTGGA